GTTTATCGTTCGAATTATTGCATCTTGCCTTCATTGCAATCCATACGGCGTATAGTGGTCTTCTCGTATCTCCGTGTTTATACTCCATTGGTGTTAAATTTTTTGTCCTGTTTTCGATATTCATACATCCACAACTTTTTGCATGACCGCTCTTGATGCTCGCCGCTCTCATGGAAATTGTTTTTCCACAGTCACATTTACACAGCCACATTGTTACTGTCTTTTCCCCAGAACCTTCCTGAATCGATTTTGCCCTTTCTAATACTACTAATCTCCCAAACCTTTGCCCTGTCAAATCAATAAATTTGCCCATATAAACACATCACCTCTTAACCTTAATTATATCACTTTTATATCACCGTTGCAATGTTTATCATACCGTGATATACTACTTTGCGGAGGTGATATCGTGATTTCAAAGGATAGCGTCAGAACTATTTTGTCGTTGCCGAAAGAATTAAAACAGGAACTTGAACAAAGGGCCGAAAAAGAAAATCGATCCTTAAACAATTATATTGTAACTATTTTAAAGCAGCGCATCGAAAAGCCCGTTAAAAAATAGCGGGCTTTCATATTTCCACCTCAATAAACCTTTCCGTTTCGTCAATATCGTTTAGACAATCGCCGTTCCAGTTATATACCGCACTGTGACCGTTTCTGTTTATTCCGGCAACAATGCAGCCATTTTCAATAGCCCTCGCCTTAAGCAATGTATCCCAATGATGAATGCGTTTAAGCGGAAAGTCGGCAGGAATAACGATAAGTTCAGGTCTTTTCATTCTTGCAAATAACTCGGGAAAGCGGATATCATAGCAAATTGCAACATATGTTTTCATGCCGCCGATGTAAGTATATGGCAATGTTTTACCCGGGCTTCTGCCATCGTCATATTCCGGGAATAAATGATTCTTTCTATATGAAAATGAACATATGCAGTATGTATTGTACCTTTTTCCGAAACGATGTTCTTCAATGCCATATCCTGTCATACTGTTTATATATGCAGGTTTGATAAGTTCAGGATAAAACACGGTATGATCTGATACAATGCATTGTTTGCCATCTTTAACCTGTGCAAGTGTTATTTTCAATCTGTCCACCTCGCAAACCTTTCTTCGTTTCGGTTATGGTTTATTTTAGCAATCTCGGGATGCTTATTAAGATAACTGCATATTCCTCCGACATACAGGTTTCTTTTGCAGTTTGTTAAAATGTCGCTTATAATGGCAAAATCTTCAGCATAATCCATTGTGAGATAATATGGATAGTCATAGTTAAACTTTATTTCTTTGTGTCTACCCTTAAATATTTGTGCTCCCCAGTTAGTGCCGGAATCAAAATTTATACTTTTTAAACATTCAGCAGGATAAGCGATTACATTTAACCCAAGCGGAAGACCTACAGTCTTAACCGGAACTAGATTTTTCAGGTGTGTTACATGGTAGTAAACAGACTGGACAGTTTCAGGACCACAAAGGATATCGTCACCGTCAATGTTTATAATGTATTCTGCTCCATAAGCCTCTGACGCCTGAATATGCCGCTTTAACGGACTGTTTTCATCTCCATAAAAAATGCCTACTGCGTTTCTATCTGCAATAGGCTGCATATGTTTATGATCTTCGGGAGTATCCGGTACTGTCATGATGATTGGTATTTTAGTTTTCTTTAAGCGTTCTATGAGTATGTCTGTTACTGTTTCGCCATTTACGTTAAGTAATGCTTTGCTTTTTAATCTACCGCTGCCATAACGAATAGTAAGAAAAATAGTTATATTCATATTTCCTCCAATATTTTTATTATCCTTTCTGTACTCTTTCCATCGCCGTATGGGTTATCACACTTCCCTACCAACCCATTCCATTCTCTGGCGCGGTCTATAGTCTCTAAAATAGCCTCAGTTTCACACGGACATGTGAATGTATTGTCAGCTTTAATTCGTCCGTTTTGGCGGTTTCCTACGCTTACAGAGGGTATGCTAAACGATGGTGATTCTATAATGCCAGATGATGAGTTTCCGACCATTAATTCTGCATATTGTAGCAGGGATAAGTAAGTTAAGTGGTCGAGGTTGCTAATTTTGAATATTTCTTTACCATAGTATGATTTTCTCCATATGCGCTTGTATATAAACTCATTTCCTGGGTCAATGTTTGGCCTTATAAGTAATATTTGTTCATCAATTTTTTCCAAGGCATTCATAAGTTTATCGGTTTGGCATTCTAATTTAAGTAATTCTTTTGTCACAGGATGAAAGCATGACACTATGAACGGTTGGTCAAGATTAATCGGAACTTTTTGCTGTAGCTCTGATTTAGAAAGCAGTTTTGCACGAGTAAGCCAATCAAGTCCGGCACTACCTACATTTATTACTTTTTTGCCAACGTACTTATCATTCGCAGTATTATCAAGCGAATCATAATAGCAATCTTTATTAATCATTTCGCATACTTTTTCAGCATATTGCTTTGTTGCTGTAAAGTGGTACGATGCCATTTGAGTAATGCTATTGCGGATTTCATTGTCAAAAGCGCCTGTAGTGGTCTCTCCGCCATATAGATGTACTATTGGAATATTTAGCAACAGTGCTGCTGTGGCTGCTGCCAACATCTCAAACCTGTCTCCAAGGCAAATGACCATATCAATTTTTATATGTGACATAGCTTTAAGGCATTCTGAATAAAAATGACCGTAATCGTGTATAGATTTTACCTCTGTTGTGATGTATGTACAGTCAAATTCATTTAAAATGCTATCAATGTTATGATGATTGATGGGTAAGATTATTTGTAACTGAAACTTTGGGCTTGACTTTATGTCTTTCATCAAAAAATAAAGATATCCGTAATCAGAACGGCATGTGGTTATAACACAGATTCGCTTCACTTCATGGCCTCCTTTAACACTATTTATTTAATGAATTGTTGTACATATCAATAAATTCAGGCTTCATGTTTTCGGCTACAAACATACCGCCAGAATTTGTCAACACATCTATAACGCATTCCGCAAAGAATACAGCGTCTGCCATTGAGATAGGGTTGCTGTCGCCAAATACAAATGCACCCGTGTTTTTGTTAAACACTGCGGTTTGGCCTGGTCTTATTTCGTTAAAACTGAAATTGCTGTTTTTAACGTTGAACATACATAACTCACCTCCTCTTCTGAAATGTCGCTCCAAAATGGCAGTGCTAATGTCCTGCTTGCCACTTCTTCCGCAACCAGGAACATGCCTTCATGATAGCCCATAGCCCTATAAGGTTTCTGCAAGTGTATACACGGAAAATATGGCTTAACCTCGATTCCTTTTGATAGCATATACTGCATGACTTTATCGCGGTTATTTACCTCAACGGTGTAAACGAATGGGCATACATCAAGTGAAGTAAGTGCTTGTTGACTTATTGCACCGCTTAGAAACAGATCACCTAATTCAATCGTATACTCCAGCGCGGCATGTTGGCGGTTAAGTTTGATTTCATCCCAGTGGTTAAGCTGTACAATTCCTATAGCGGCTTGTAAATCAGTCATACGATAGTTATACCCTATGTATGACGAATCAAGCCATTTATCGCCCTTTTTGCGCCCCTGGTTACGCATAGCCTGGCAGCATTCAGCTATATATTGGTTGTCGGTTACTATACAAGCCCCTTCACCTGTGCAGAGCTGCTTATTCGGATAGAACGCGAATACTTGTGCATCAAATGAACGGTCAAGTTTACTGCCGAATGATTCACATGAGTCGATTATAATGGGTGTAGCTAAATTATAATTTGATGTATCTTTGGGATTTCCGAAACAATCCACAGGTATGTATGCCTTGATTGTCTTAAGCTTTTCAGGCGTTAAGTCAAGCTTTGATAAATCAATATTGTATGTATCTCTATCAATGTCTACAAATACAGGCGTTGCTCCGGCATGGACTATGACATTTGAACTGGCTATAAACGAATATGGCGAAGTTATAACCTCATCACCCGGTCCTATTCCAACAGCCTTAAGGCACAGAAACAGTCCAGCTGTCCCGGATGATACTGCCACAGCATACTTACATCCTGTGTAGTCTGCTATCATCTGCTCAAATTGTTCAACAACCGGGCCTTGAGCAATAAAGCCGGATCGCAATACTTTTTCGGTGGCTTGTAGCACCTCGTCTATGTAGGGCAGGTAGGAAGGTTTGCTAAGTGGAATTTTATGCATTGGCCATCTCCTTTAATATAGCATTTTGACATGTTTATTGAGTAATATAATCGGTATTTTTTATACTTATACAGCATTATTCCATATTGTCAGGCGGGTCGTTTTTGTGGCAGGCGTAATTAAACAGTAGAATTAAAGTTAGCAAAATAAGATAGATCGCAAGGTATGCATACCATCTCATTTTGATCCCTCCAGATACTTTATCATTGCGCATCGGGTCATGGCGTGAGCTATGTGATCTTCCGCGGTGTAGCCCATGGAGTGATCCATTATGTGTTGAGTCGCGTGAATTCCATGTTCATAAATGCTCAATTCCTTCCATTCATCCGCCCCATGCACTTTTTCGCCGTCTATCAACGTCTGTAATATCATGTCGTAGCCGATTTGGGCCAGTTTGATGTAGTCGGGGTTGATTAAGCACTCATTGTTACATACTCCATTGCGGTCATATTGGCATTGATCTCTTACGCAAATGATGGTCATATCTACCTCCTAAAATTAAAATAAACTCTGCCACAAAGGCATAAGAAAAGGACAGGTATAATGTTGCCTGTCCTACAGTCTGGCCGGGCTGCTTATGCGTATTAAAGTTGTTTTAACTTATTTATTTTTTCGATTAATGGGTTAACAACCTTTTCATTTTTAACTGGTTTTTTAACATCATCTATTATGTTACCTCTTGTGTGAAATTCCTGTATAGTATTTGGATGCAAGTAAGTATCCAGGCTTTCCTGAAAAAGAAAATATAAATCAGGCGATAGCCTTTTTGCTGAAAAGAAAAAAATTGGATTGATGACGTACTTTTCAGAAATCGTATCACCTACCCTGTCGGTTCTTAAAGCTATAACATGGGCTTTGACCATCCGGGCAATAAACTCTTTTGATCGCCTTATGTTTAATCCAATGAGCATTGAAACATCATCTATATCGGCCGGTCTTACCTTTCTAGCGCTTTCTCTTATCGATATAGTATTAGTGTTTTTATATATTTTTTCGGCCAATATATGAACCCTTCTAAAGTCTTCCCCTGTGCCTATGTAATCAGATAAATTTACATCAGCAAATTGCTTTCTAAAGTACTTATTAGCCCAAAACAAAAACCCCTCTTCATTGAATACATCAATGCGCTTTCTTTTGTTGCTGAGTTCTTTTCCCGATTCTGTGTCGGTTAATGTTACTTGTTTTTCAATCATTTAAATCACCTCTTTTTAGGATGTCGCTTGAGTAGCATTTTTTGCCTTGTTTTTGTCGCCTAAACGACATAACGTTTCAGCCATTTTAAAGGCTTTGAAGGCTAAAAGTGTAAAATGTTCAATTAGTAGTACACTTAACGTTCTACACTTTGTAGCTTTTACCCCAACAACAGCACCGCAGATTTGAGGCGATATTAAATAGATCACTCCCTTTCAAAAATATTTCTTGATTACACATAAGATTTATTTCGCGCACTGGTTGCATATCTCGCAAAACCTTTGATATAACTGAATTACAGGACATTATGCAAAATTATTAAATTGTGATATTTTGTGTTTTTAAGCCCAAACCACAATATATAGTGGTTACTCTTGTGGATCGTCACCGGAATTTAGAGCTTTTTTGAGTAGCTGTTCAAAGGTGACATTGACATTGTGATCTTGTTTGTCAGTGTGCATACCTATCATTTCTAATAGTATTTTCCAGTGCTGGAAACTTCCGCCTTTTGCCTCCTCTATGCCTATTTGCATGAGTGACATGATCTCAGATTTTACCAGATCAAGTGCAGTGTCCTTGCAAAGTTGCATAAATTCAGGCTTTTTCATTAATTCGTAGTAAGTTGTCCGGCTTATGCCAGCCTGATTACATTTTTCAGTGACGTTTAATTTTGCATTGTCTGGTAGTAATAATACCTCCAAAAGTTTGATTTCAGCTGGTGTTGGATAGTATTTGTTAGCATCTGTCATTACTCCATGCATTATTTCACTCAAAATCTTACAACCCCTTTCTTTGCTATGTTTCAGCCATTATATATCTTAAAGTATATCTATTTGCATATACTAAGGTAGCTATTTTATATATATCAGGTTTACACATCCCATAAAAATAAGCTCCCATCTCAGGCAGCTCCAACTATAGTATATATCCTGCACATATCCACTGCAATGTGGTAATATGTAGTATTTTGTGCGTTTAACATTTTACTGCTTTAATAGATGCAAAAAACATTTCAGCCATTTCAGAGACTTTGATGACAATTTTTATGAATTACTTAACAATGATCTGACATATTTCTTTTGTCGCCTTATCAGCTGTCTAATGGCTTCAAGTTGCTTAAATTCATCGGTTTGCTTACATAGATGAATATTATCCTTTATCATGTTTTGGCAGTTTTCATATTGTGTAACATTCCGCAAATTATGCTTTTTATTATTTAATGTATCGTGGTTTATGTGGTCTACTACTAGCTCACATGGCGTATCCATTATTAGCCTGTGAAGAGATATACATCTGTGGTCTTGCCAACAAAAAACATAATAATTTTTAACGTTTGCATCGTAACGCGCCTTCCACGTATTCTTAATTTGGCTTGCTTTCTCTAAATCTTCCGTATCAATCAATGTTGTTATTTCTTGTCCTTTGTACTCAATAAAAATAGCCGTTTCTTTTCCGCTTGTTTCGCATTTATTTTTCATTATTTTTCTCCTCGTATAATAGTATTTGTAATAATTAACAAGCAGATTTACCAGTTGAACCTGCTTAGAAATCACTTCGAAGGCTCGCTTAATAATCTCCTACAGAGCCTTCCCCAGGGGCCCTTCTCCAGAGCCCTTCTTACAGAGACATGCTTACTGCGTAGTAGTAAGCGGCCGCCCCACCTTTCGCGGCCTTGAACCTTGGCAATTTCATATTTACTTTGACTTAGGTCTGTGCAACAATGGTATTAAGGCCATTGAGGACAGTTTTGTTCTCTCCTTGTAGAGCTTACAGAGCTGCTACTGGTAAAGTCTGTTCCCCTGGCCTGGCGTTAGCTGCGAACCTCAGGGTGTTTACCCGGTTTTCTCTATCTCCTTATTGCAGTCGGGAGAGCCGTGCATAAGAGACTCCGGGGCGTATTCTAATTGCGAGGGTGTCGATGCACCAGGTACCACGGGCTTAAGTCAAAGTCAATGTGCCTTCAATCCTGACAAGAAAGGAGGTGATTTGTATGTCAAACTCATTGCTTGTAGGCATTGATGTAAGTT